GTAACTGTTTGTCCACCAAGACTTCTGGTTATTAAAATATCTCTCTCAATCTCTTTTTTTGTTCTTCGTAGTCCAAATAATTTTTGACCAATAATATCTTCTGCAATCGTATCATCAACTGGAACAGGGTGTCTATATGCTGATATAACATCTGCATCTTCAGGAGTACGAAAAGGTTTTATTCCTGGTGACACTTGTCTTGGTTTTACTGGAACAACTTCTGTTCCTCTTGTTTCTGTTACTCTAGGTTGTCTAGAAGCATATTCTCTTGCTAATCGTGCAACTCTTCTTTGGTCTTCAAAAATATTTCTTCCTGTTTGTTGCATAGTATCTGTTGTTAATCGGCCCATTTCTCCAGCAGGTCCGCCTCTTATCCTTGCTCTTGCCCGTGCTGTCATATCATCTAAAACAGGTTCTGTACGAAAGACACCTCTTGCTTCTTCTGCTTGTTTTCTATAACCCATCAGTTCTCTTAAAGCAACAGGATGATTTTCTAATACTTTATTTAAATCTGTTGCTGCTTTTTCTTCTTTTTTATCTCCACTTAAAAGTGCTATTAAACCAAATACTGCTCCAGCACCTCCAGTAACCATTGCTGCTTGTTTTGCATCTGTATTAGTAACAAGATTAAGAAGTCGGGGATTTTTAATTTTAGTAGCAAGAGATGCTGCTTTGTTTCCTACAGTTTTACTTAATGCTCCTACATTCATAGCATTACGTAGACTTTGAAAAAAATTTGTTGTAGTAGCAGTACCAGCTCCTGCTGCTGCTTCTTTTGCCATTTGACTTCGTTGTGCTTCTATTGTCGCTCTATTTAATACTTGTTGTTCTGCTTGTGTTGAAGCTCTAGCAGGATTAGCAGTTACACCTTTTGTATTAAATTGTTTTCTTGTTGGTGCTTTCTTTGCAGTAGATTGAAGAACTTTACGAATAAAAGGACGAGCAGTTTCAGCAACATCGTCTAATTTTCGTATAACAAGCCTATTTGTAGCAGGGTCTTTAACTAACGCCCACAGAGTTCTTCCGCCTTTTACTATACTAGGAATAGTTCTTGCTATTCCTAATCCAAGAAGTGCTATACCTAGACCACCTTCCGGTTGAACACCCAAAGCTCTTGACCCTGGACGAACTCCAGAAGTATCAAAAATAGATTTTGTTCTTTTACGCCTCTCAACCATTAAAGTCTCCTAATATCCAAAAACAGCGTCGTCTATATGATATATTTGCTGTTGTTTCATTTGTATGTTGTATAGATTTGCACTTGTTTGTCTACTCATCATCATGTATCGCAATGCATCATAAGCATGGTCTTCTGTTTTGGTATCTATATCTTCGCTATTCGTTTTACTGATAGGTAATGTTGGTAATGTTCTCACTAAATTGGTACAGGTATTAAAAATACGTATTCGTGGATTACCATAATTATCCATCTGTAATCGTCTATGTACTTCAATCTTTCCGTTAATACGGTCAGAGTTAGATGGAACCCACCTAACCCCTTTCCGTATCATACTCTCAGCTACGCTCATGCCGTGACCAGTTTTGTTCCAACAGGATTTATCAAGAATACCAATATACATTGTAGGGTCATCTGCTTCTAGTTGTAAAATTAAATCTGCTAGTTGTTCGCCTGTATGACCTACTTCGTATAGTTCTCTATATATCCAAATGTTGTTATCCCAGTCTATTGCACCCCATAACACACATGAGGGAGCTGAGTATCCGTAGTCACAGGCTCGTAAGCGAATCCAGTTATAGGGAATATCAACTGGGTCTGTAACATGGACTAATCTGTTGAACTCTTTAAAAGCCGCACCTTCCGCAACATCCCAATCACCAGAGAGTAACCTTTTACGCTCCACTTCCGGCAAAGAGAGAAGCATCGCTTCATACTCTCCATCATTAGACAGATAGGGGTTATCAGTAAGTCTCGCAGGAATGAACTTCCTTTGGAATAAAGGTTGGTTAGCTTTTTTGTGAGTTTTCCCATACGTAAGTGTCCTATTACTTTCTATATCTGTAGCCCAAAAAGGTTGATTAGGTGGCGCTGGGTCAATATACATTTTCTTAACCCACCATCCTCCAGAACCGCCTGGATTAGCTGATGCTCTCATGTATGTTTCGATAGTTGAATCGGTTGTTCTTAACCGAGACCGTAAATAATTCCAAACATACGGTGTAGGATAATGTCCTAGTTCATCAATTCCTATCCATGTGAAAGATTGGCCTTGATATCTATACACATCATCGTCTTTGTCAACATAACTAAACAGGGCGGTTGCACCTGATGGAAATTCCCACGTTTTTATTGACTCTTTAAATTTAGCTTTCGGAAAAGCTTTCGGGTAAATCTGTTTACTTTTATCAATTAACTCTGTTAGTTCCGCTAAAGTCCTTCTTAATAACAATGCTCTACAATTTTTATTATCTGCGTATCGTAGCAAATCCATTAACATAGCGTAGGATTTGCCTCCCCCAGCTGCCCCACCATAAAGAACTTCTTTCTCAGGTGATGCTAAAAAATCCGTCTGCGGTCCTGTGTTCGGTTGGAAAGCAATTTCAGCCCCGTCATGAATGGCTTCCTGAACAGCCGGAGAAAGCTTATTAATAATATCGTGGCTAAGAACACCTCCCCTCTCTAGGGCTGTTAACGCTTTTTCAGCATTTTTCTTATTCTGAACCTTATTCTTTGCTTTGCTTCTTAGTTTTTCAACTGTTCGGTCTGTCGCTCGTATCTTTTGTTTTATTTTTCTTTTTGCTAGTTCATTACGAGATACATTGTAATTACCTTTTTCACCAGTTTTTAATTTCGGTCTAGCCATAAAAACCTGTCTTTATTTTATTTTAATTGTGTCTTATTAGTAATAGAATTGTAAATAAAATTATTTGTAGATTTATTAGATTTTTTTGCAGACCTTTCCAAAGCTCTTTCTTCTGAAGTCATATTGTCTTTTAATATACCTTCACTAGTCAACATATCTGTATGTGGGTATACATGCCCTCGTTTTGCTAATATTTTTAGAGCTAAGTTTCTATCTCCAACTTGAGCTGTTACTCTGTCTATTAATTGTCCTCTTCCCATAAAGCTTTGAGTTTTCATGGTGTTATATTCACCATAGGATTCTTGCTAGGCAGAAGTACAATCCCGTGTACAACTTTTGATTCACTTGTGACTTCGTGACGTTTACTCACTCCAGTCCTATCTAGGATATCGTTTGCTGCTTTTAATCGTGTATCCATTTGAGAGGAAGAGAGAGTTCCGTCTGCATCTAGTCCTTCAATTAATCTGTTGGCAGCTTTAACTGAAGAGGAGGCTAGATGGTATTTGGTTTGTTCTATAATTTCATCTCTTACAGATTTCATGAGTCTGCTACGAGAAGAAGGATGGTAGCCAGCAACTTCCATTGCTTGTATTACGTTACCGCCATTTCCCAGTAAATTTTCTAAAAACGTATTCTGTTTTTCGGTAAGTTCTTTTTTGACTAGCGGTTTCATTATTCCATATCTCGAACTAAATGACAGTGGCAAAGACAGTTTCCATCTTCACAGGTAGCACAGTGACATTCACAATAAGGATTTTGGCAAGACTCTGAATGTTTCTGTAGTTCTATCTCCATTTAAACCGTTTTTCTGGCTGTCCTTGGTTGAGGGTATACTTTGCCACCACCCATATATCCATATTGTTTTTTAATAGAACCACCTTTTGCTTGTGGCTGTTTTAGCGGAGAAGTAGTTTTTTCAGACTTCATAAATTTAGATTTTATATTATTATATTTTGTTAATCCTTCTGGAATTTGTTTTATAAAGGCTTCTTTAATATCTTGAGCGTATTTTCCACCTTTAGCTAAGGACTCAATAACAGTAGCTTCAGTTAAAGGCTGGTCCGTTGGTTCTCCGTTTACCATAATTGTAGCTACTTCTACCATTAATCTATCCTTAAAAAAAAGAGGAGGTGGGAAAGGAGGTGCAGAAACCTCACAACCTAGGAAACGTCTTATATAGTGCGCTTTTATATTTTTCCCACCTATCTAAGAAAAATATAATAGGAATAACACCTATATAAATAATCTATTATATATAAACCTATAGAAAAGTCAAGGGGAAACTATAAATTAACAATAAAAAATACTATCTAGCCAGATTTATCCCCCTATAGGATATCCTATAGGGTATACTATAGGGATAGTTATAGGT